GTCGTCGCAAAGAATGCAACACCATCACCAATTGTATCTGTGAATCCGTTGGTAAACAGATTGGCAGCTTTGACTTCCTTGGTATTCGCCATTGCACGAGCCAAACCTCTGGCACGTAGTTTCGCAAAGGTATCATACAAGTTGTCTTCCATTGCCTCTTCTGTAATTGCAAAAGCTAGAGCTACAGTCTCTGCCGTGTAACGAGCAGTATAACTCTCTTGTGCATCATCATAGGATACAGCAGCTCCTTCAGACTTAACTGGAGCAGTGCCAAAACCTGTAAACAGAACTTCTTCTTCAAAGGCTCGATCAGAATTTTCGACTTCATAAAGTGATTTATGTTCGTCGTTGACCTGACCATATTCCAGCCCAAAAACAGCGTTTAAACCGGGAAGAAGTTCTTTGGCAATACTAGCTCTATTAATAGCCATAGTTTATCTCCTTCCTAGTTATGCCGTTGATACTGTAGCAGTCGCAAACCGATCCCTATGCGTGGGCAACCAAACTTCAAGCATCGGATATTGATCAAGACCATCGGCTCCTTCACCGGGATCTTTAGCATATCCAATAACTCGTACATTACCTACAATAGTTTCTACACCAGCAGCAGATGTTTCTACAAAGAATGCAGAATTGCCTGTTACGGTACTTCCAGCAGAGGCCGTTGAAACGGTTGCCGTATAATTTAGTACTTTACAGATCTCACCATGACTACAGGTAGCATTACCTTGAATGTAATACGTCTGATCAGGATCAGTTATGACATGGAACTCAACACTGGTTGCAGCCGTGATAGCTTCTCCCGGCCAATAACGTGACCAAGTTGGCGTACCATTCGTATCTACATAGTTACAACCTACAAATACGCCAGAAGGCTTGAGGGTTGCACCAATAGATTCTGAAATAGTACCACTAGCTTCAATACAGATTAAGTCGCCATTGTACAGTTTCTTGGGAGCACGAGTAATAGTAGTAGGTGAGATAAGCTCACTTACTCCATTAGTATCATAATGTGCGCCCTTTTTTCGAGCAGGAAGAAAGCCACGTAATGCTCTTGTACTAGACATTATATTTCTCCTTCCATTGTTTTAAGGACTATTCCTGAAACGTAGGAGTTCGTCCCTTGAATGTTCTCGATTTGCTATTATTGGAAATAGGCATCTTGGAATTGGATGAGTTCATTAATTGAGAATTAACGGCTTCCAACATCTCATTTGACTTATTTCTATAAAAGCGTCTTTTAGCCTCTAGCTTGACCGTGGGTATTTTACCCAAAGCAATGTCTCCACGACTGACAACTCCAGCATAGCGGCCTTCTTCCCTCACGACAGAAGTTGCTCCCATCTCAGGAACTTCATCAGGAGTAACAAATTCCCATCCTTGCTGTTGCTTCTTACCAATTTCTTGATAATCATCTTGACCATTAAGAAGGATTCTTAACCAACCAAGAGACATATCTTGTTGTTTAAATCTTTCTTCAACTCCACGAGGTATATGAGTTGCGTTTGGCTCTTCAAAGACGTACTCTGTTTCTTCCCTTGTTTTATTTTTCCTTAATTGAGAATTACGTGATTCTTCAATACGTGTCATAATTTCTCCTCCACGTTACATTTTAATTGCTGTGTATTCGCCATCGGCATCTTGTACCTTGACTTTTTCAGCAGCATATTGTTCAAGTGGTATACCCCAGTTAGTTGCTATCCTTACATCTTCTTTTGTAAGTTTAACTTTTCCCGGCGTTGGAGTGGAACGTGACGCTCCAGCTACTACTTGAGCAGGTTGTGACGGTTGTTCCTGCACCGAACTTTTCTTGACAGTAGAGTTAAATTTGTGCGGAAATGCTTCTTTAATCCTGTTGTCAATTTCATTATAAAATTCTGGATCACTTGGATCGAATCCTTCTTCTTTTAATTCCGCATCCAATGCAAGTGCAGATGCTGTCATAATCCTGTCTTTTCCGAACCAATCATTATTCTGTGACCATTCGATTGCTTTAGGATCTGCTGCACCTTGCGGTTGAACTTGCCGTGGTTGAGGTTGCTGAACCTGTTCTTGTGGTTGTTGTTCAAACTGAGCTTTAGTAGCACCCAATGCCTTTAGATCATTCTGTGCTTCATTGAGAAATTCCTGTGCTTTCAGGATCTTTCCTGTATCCCCTTCGTCATGTGCTGACTTATAGGCTGCTCTGGCTAACTCCAACTTATCAGTAATTTGCTTTTCATTTGCATCTAAATGCAATTTATTTATATTGGTAAATTCCTGTTCTCTCGTACTAAGTCTTCCAGTTAATTCCTCATTATTCTTTATAAGTTGAGAAATCTGATCATCACGATCTTTTCTCTGTTTGATTAACTGACGTATTCTTTTTTGAGCACCCTTAGTTTCAATTCCTTCCAGTTCCTCTGGTGACTTTTCCTCTTTCGATTGCTCTGTATCTGAAGGAGTAATTGCTTTAGCTTGTACTTTCGGCTCTTCCTCAACTTCAAATTCTACCTTATTCTTATCGTCATCGGATGTAATAGTTTCCACTTCCGACCATTCTTCTTTATCAGACATTTTAATTCCTTTCGCTGTTTACGAAACATACGGATTTACGTTCTTATCTTATTATACTACATTAATTAATAATATGCAAGTATTAAGAACCAGATGTTAGATTAAATGTTGGATCTAAATCTCTTGGATGTTCCACTTTACATATTACCTGATCGTCAAATAGTAATATTAATCGTACTGATTTATAGTATAATTTCTGACCAGCATGTTTAGCATAACAAACATAATCTTCTACTTCACACCATTCTCCATTTGGAAATTTTAACTTATCTTGGTAAGCTAAATCTCCTATGGAGAGAACTTTTCCTACCGTGGTAAGATATGCCATATCGTCCTTGGTAGAATCTGGAAGTACAATACCTCCTTTTGTTACTCCTTTTATACTTACTGGTCTTATCAGGATATGATATCCCGGTAACTCTGGTAGAGGATTTGGATCTTTAATCTCGTCCTCTGTGATCCACATATCATTTTTGATAGCGTTCCCTAAATGTACTTGTTGCATTTACTCCTCTTCGTCGTAAAAACGATTTTTAATAATTGCTGTTAATGTTGCACGACACCATTCAATTCCATAAACTTGTCCTACAATCTGTCTGTAATGAGAATAAGTTTCTGCATTACCATTTCCTAGAGTATTTTTTAATTTATTTAATTCGTCATTATACTCCTTTATTACTTCATCCCATATTTCCATCTAAGATTAAATTTCTGCACACATATAACAATTAATTTCCAAGCCCACAGCAATTTCTTTTATAATAGGGATTGACCACATAATTATATTCTCCTTATGTTCTAACTGGTTTTGGGTATTTCCACGACCAATCTGGCCGTTCATTTAAAACACCTCTTCGTGGATCTACTCCTACTCCACCGTCTGCAATGGATCGTTTAGTCCAATCACCGTATAGACCACGAGCACCGTTGGCAACATGCTCTGGATATCCACTAGTAACTCCACGATCATCTGGTTTTACATGTGTTGGATTTCCATCTGTAGTTCCCCTCATATCATTGGGGTAATGTATTCCCATATTCTTAGGCATTGTCTTTTCCTCTCGTTTTAGTTTCATCTTCTATAATATGATTAATTAATTCCATCATTTTTATTTCTTTATCTGATTCACTTTTTCTAGCTTGCTCCAAAACTTTTGCTTTTATATTCTCTTTATCTAAACTAACTTTTTGCTGTTCTGTTGCTATTTTAATCAGCATCTCCAATGATTTCATTTCTGACTTCTGATCTTCAATGGCACTCTTTGCCAGTATCTCAAGCTGCTTAATTGTTTCCTTACTTGCTCTATCAAGATCAGCTTTCTCCTTACGGAACTGAACAGTATGACCTTCTGAAACAACTTCCTTCATAAGTTTGGCTTCTTCCAATTGAAGTTTCTGTGCATCCAGTGCAGCTTCTGCCGCATTATTTGCAGCATCCATTTGTAACTTCTGTTGCTCCAGTTCCACTTTCTTCTGTTCCAGTATAACCAGTTGCTGTTCAGGTGACTTTGCCTGACCCATTGCTTTATTTGCATTCAATACTTGTTGTGCTGCATAGATCATTGCACCTTCAATTACTTCTGAACCTTGCTCTGGCATCTGTTCCATTGCTGCTTTAGTTATACCATCCATCTGTTCCTGATACTTATGAACCATGTGTTCCTGAATGTTCGCTTCCAGAATAGGCTTCACACGTTGCATGGCAGCATTGGCCCCATTTAAGGGATCTTGCAAGTAGGCCATCTTTATCTGAATATGTGCATCATGGTTCTGGCCGGGGAAAGCAGCTATGGGCATTCCCTTTACCGCTGCCATAATATCAGATACTGGATCAAGATTCTGTGGTTTTATCTTGGGTGGAAGTATTTCTTCCAGATTCGGCATATTCGCAGCATTAAGAATTGTTCTGCTTAATGCTTCCATATTGAACAAGCCGGGGGGTGATTGCTGTGCCATTTGCATAGCCATCTGTGCAATCATAAGGCGGTGAGCATTGGATGGAATGTTGGGATCGCTGACAGGGATAACGTCCACTCTTCCATCAAAATCGGATTTATAAATACTCCGACTTTCAAATGGCACATCATAGGGATATTCACTTGGTAGATAATCATAGTCGATTCTAGCCAAGATCCTAAATTCATCTCTTTGTGCTTTATGCAATCTCTTATGAATTGCTGAGAAGAATTTACTGGATGCTTCCAGTAGTGCCATCGTTGTACCTACAGGTCCATAGGAAGATGCTTCCGATACAATCTGTTCTGTACTGTCGGCAAACTTCTGACCTGCTGTTGTTACAAAACCAAGCATTTGAAACAATGTCGAGGAAGGCTCTTTGTAGGGGAGAGGAACGATAGCCTTCTGCAAGTCAATACCTGTTGATTCAACTTCTTTAAACTCACCGGGACTGATGGGATCGTTGTCACCAACCATCCTTACACCCTTTGCCTTAAACCCTCCCGGCAGGTTCGCAAATTGACCTGCATCAACGAGACTTCTCATTGCTGCTGTTGCACTCATGGTCAGATTTCCCAAGAAATGCATTAGGCCAAAACCGTAGAAACCAAATCCCGGTACGAATCTATAGTGGACAAAGTGAGTTATCTTTTCCTTGTTCGTGTCATCAGATTTGTAGTTTCTACGAATACATAAAACTTTTCGTGATTGTTCTTCTATGGTTACAATATAGGGAAGTGCAATTCCCTCTTCTGAATTAGGTTCGTCTATCTCCAGATAACAATGCTGTTCCAGTAGAACATACTGTGGATCTGTATCTGATGTTGGAGAGAAACCAAGAATGGTATCCATCTTGGATGCAAATGCTGTTGGTTGTGGATTTGTAGCATCCGGTAATTCCGTATCAGCATATATTCCTGATCGAACATCTTTTGCCAGATCAACAGGACTACGATAAATTACATGAGTATATCTATCTGCCTTGGACAGATTACTGGAGTAGTAAGATACGTAGAATTGATCAATGGGAACAAACTCAGATACAGGACGTTTTAAATTAGCATCGTAATATACTTTCTTGAATGCTGATCCGATTAG